AACAGCTCGGTAGGAGAAGCTTCTTCTTAAAAACACGTGAAGAAGTTGTAGCAGCGTATTCAGGTAGATGGAGAACTAGGTATCATGGAGCTCTTATTAGTTTAGGAGAAAAACCTCTGTGTGATAAGGACTTCATCTTGAGTATGTTTGTTAAGGATGACCGTGAGGATGCACAATTGAAATCAGCGCCTCGAGCAATTCAATATCGCTCGGCACGTGCCGCTCTAGAGATGGGGAGATTCACTCACTCCATTGAAAGTAGCGTCTACTCACTTAAAGACCGGTATGGAACCAGGATTTTTGGAAAGGGGTGCAATATGCACGAGTTAGCGGAAGACTTCATTGTCAAACGCGACCTTTTCAGAGATCCGGTTTATCTGATGTTGGATGCATCAAAGTTTGATGCTCACGTTAGTATTGAGTTGTTACGTCTTGTTCGACGTTTCTATCTAAGTTTATGTGCTGTGCCACACGAACGTCGCTATGTTAGTTACTTATGGGGTAAAACCTTTAGTAATTACGGTGTGACTCGTCGTGGGGTTCGCTATAAAACCGATGGAACTAGAATGAGTGGTGACATGGATACTGGTTTAGGTAACTCCCTCATAATGTATGTTGTTTTGTCTAGATATTTACATCTTGTTGATATCACTAAAAGTGTGATGTCTGTTAATGGCGATGATTCTGTAATCATCATTGAGAGAAGTGACCTGGCAAAAGCGCGCGATGTTACAAGCATCGAGAGAATGGGCTTCAAGATTAAATTTGAAGTAGCTTTTGAGTTGCAGGATATGGAGTTCTGTCAGTGCCGTATGGTTGAGACCGATTACGGCTGGGTTCTTGCTCGTTCACCTGAGAGAATCCTCACCAGAACTGGTTGGAGTCCCGCTAAATATGGCCGTAAGAGAATTAAGGATTACATCTATTCGCTTGGTATGGGAGAGATGGCCATTAGTTACGGGGTTCCGATAGGACATGCTTTGGGCAAAGCATTGTGGAAAGAAAGTCCTACGGGCGATTACTTCTGTTGGGATAGGAAAAAACATCTGACAGTCGTAAAACAAAAATATTGGGGTAAACAGACTGAGTGTACTATTAGTTACGCTGCCAGGGTTAGTTATATGAATGCCTTTGGTATAACACCTGAAGAACAAATTCACATCGAAAACAGTTTTAAAGTCAATACCTCAATGTTGATAACAGACACGCAATTCGATCTCTATCAGTGTCTGACCAGCCAGCGCATCGGCGGGGTTTAAAGGATTAAGCCATATTGATAGCTTAATTCTTGACATTGAGAGACATGTCACCTCAAACCATCATCAATGCTCCTAACGCGGTTGTACGCACTAGCAACCGCCCTAATGGAAATAAGAGCAATAAGGGCAACAATAATTCTGACGGTCAAGTGCTGTCAAAGAAACGTAACAGAAGGAAACGTGGTAATAATAAGGACAAACCATCTCAAGCCTTTGTTGGTGTTGGAACAGGTTTAGGACAACATCAACAGCATTACGATGAACTATTTTCAGAGCACTCCACTTTGGATGATGAGGCCGCAGGGTGGGTCCAGGCATACATTGACCCCTGCGGAACACACCTCACTCGACTCGATTATAAGCGTATCGGTGACGGTGCTATGCCCATTAGCGCTGTCGCCGAATACCGTTTCATTGATACCATAACACTACCCTTCAACAACATCTCCGACGTAAATGTAACTGGCAGAAACTTTAGTTTACTGGTTCTGCAAACACCTCTTATG